GATGATAAACAAGAACTCGATGCCAAGTACCAGAAAATCGTAAGAAAAGCCCTTACTGTCATGGACGACAGGCTTACGAATGGTAACTTTCAGATGGATCAGAAGACAGGACGTATCCTTCGAGTACCAGTATCCCTTGCAGACAGCCACAGAGTGATGAAAGATCTGGTGGATCAACAACAAGTCTTACGAAAAGATAAGAAAGAGGAGCAACAGCAGGCACAAGTCAGTGCAAACGAGACTCTTCTCAAGCTAGCCAAGCAGTTTGCTGATATGGCTAAGGGGAAAATGATGAAAGATGTTACCCCAGGTACTACTTACGAAATGGAACAGACTGCAATAGAGGTTAGCAGAACCGAATTAGAGGCGATTAGAGAGGCTGAAACACCTTCGGATGATACAGCACCTACCCTAACCCAATAAAACCGCCCTAAAGGGCTATAATCGAGTCCTAGGAGCATATAATGCCGTACATGTCTAACGGAAAACGTGATTACAAGAAAGAATACGAGAAATACGCAGGACAAAGTAAGGCAAAGAAGGATAGGGCTCAAAGAAACAAAGCTAGGCGGATAATGACTAAACTAGGTAAAGCACACAAGGGGGATGGAAAGGATGTAGGCCACGTAAAGGCCATTTCCAAAGGTGGATTGAGTACAGTCTACAATCTCCAGATGCAGTCCAAGAGTGAAAATAGAAGTGTCAGCAAGACAAGATCAAGTAAGATGAAGTCCGAGAGGAGTGCCAGAGAAAGTGTTAAACGCGGAGGTAATAGAAGGACTGGTAGGTAGCTGTCTCCTTAAACGATTTGACGGACAGGCTAAAATACCTCAGTGTCACCGGGATTGGTGGCAACTAGTAACTGGCCCAGAGAAGTTTGTAGCAATAGCAGCACCCCGAGGCCACGCTAAATCTACTGCAATATCACTATCTTATGTACTCTCGTCAGTTCTATTCCGAGCCAAGAAGTTTGTGTTACTTGTGTCAGACACAGAAACCCAAGCAAACCTGTTCCTCGGATCTATCAAGCAAGAGCTCCAAGAAAATTCCGATCTTATTGAACTCTTCGGAATCAAGAAGGATGAAAAAGGATTAGTTAAGTTTAAGAAGGATACTGAGTCTGACATCATTGTGGAGTTCAATGATACGGACGAAGAAGGCAGGCCACTGTGTTTCAGAATCATTGCAAAAGGAGCTGAACAGAAGCTTCGTGGTTTGATCTGGAATGGTAGTCGTCCTGATTTGATTGTCTGTGACGATATGGAAAACGACGAACTTGTAATGAACAAGGATCGTAGAGAGAAGTTCAGAAGGTGGTTCATGGGTGCTCTCCTACCCTGTCGTAGTCAGAATGGAGAAGTTCGTGTTGTAGGAACAATCCTACACATGGACAGTATGCTGGAACGTCTGATGCCCAAGGAGTCTGATAAACAGACTGTAACACAGGGCTTAAAGATGTACACTTCACGGAGACAGATGTGGAGATCTGTAAAGTACAGAGCTCACAATCATGATTTCTCAGAAGTTCTGTGGCCTGAGAGACATCCGGCAGAGGCTCTAAAAAGAATTAGACAGGAGTACATAGAGCAGGGATTACCTGATGTGTACTCTCAAGAATACCTAAACGTTCCGATTGATGAAGCCAAGACGTATTTCAAACGTGCTGATTTTCTTCCAATGCGGGAAGACGATTACAAGAAAAAGAAGGTATTCTACGTAGCAAGTGACTTGGCAATTTCTGATAAAGAAAGAGCTGACTGGACTGTAATGATTACAGGTGGTATGGACGAGGATGGTATTCTCCATATCGTAGATGTAATAAGAGATAGAATGGATGGTCTGGAAATTACAGATACTATTCTGGCAGTACAGAGGTTACGAGATCCTGAGTTGTTCGGGATTGAAGATACACAGATTACTAAATCAATTGGCCCTTTCCTTAACAGGGCTATGATTGAACAAAACACATACCCAACTGTTTTACCTCTGTCTCCACACAAGACAGACAAGCTCTCCAGAGCTCGAAGTATCCAAGCTAGAATGAGGGCAGGGGCAGTACGGTTTGACAAGAATGCGGAATGGTATCAGACTCTTGAAGATGAGTTGATGAGATTCCCAAGAGATAGACATGATGACCAAGTGGATGCAATGGCTTATCTTGGTCTTATTGTTGATAGAATGAATGTGGCTCTTACAGTAGAAGAACAAGCTGAAGAAGAGTACATAGAAAGTCTTGAAGATTCTGGACTTAACCACCAAGGGCGCAATGAGGACACTGGATATTAAATATATATGAAGATAGATACTATACTCTCAGAAGTAAACATTGCTGACTCCCTTGACGAAAAAGAACTTATCTCTATTGGAGATGAGGTTGTAAAGGGTTATAATACTGATGATGACTCTAGGAAGGAGTGGAAGGAGAATCTAGAGAAGTGGACTAAGATGGCTCTTCAAGTTGCAGACAAGAAGACATTTCCTTGGCCCAACGCCAGTAACATCAAGTTTCCTCTTCTCAGTACAGCAGCTATGCAGTTTGCTGCCAGAGCTTATCCTACTTTAGTTCCTTCTGACGGCAAGGTAGTAAAGTGTCGTGTTGTAGGTTCAGACCCTACTGGAGAGAAAGCAGCTAGGGCTGTTCGTATCTCCAAGCATATGAGTTACCAAGTTATGGAAGAGATGGAAGAGTGGGACGAAGAAATGGATCGTCTACTTATTACTCTTCCTATTGCTGGTACAGTATTCAAGAAGACGTACTATGATCCAGAAAAGGGACGTAACGTTTCTTGTCTAGTAATGCCAAAGGATCTGGTAGTAAACTACTGGGCTAAGAATCTTGAAGATTGTGAACGTACTACTGAAGTACACCAGTTCTCTAAACGTAAAGTTGAAGAGAAGATTCGTAAAGGTTTGTATCGTAAGGTAGATCTTGGTTCTCCTACTGTAAACTCTGACACACAGAGTAAGAGTGATCCCAATCAAATGATTGCTCCAGAGGACGACGACACTACACCATACACAATCCTAGAACAGCATACTTTCTTGGATCTAGATAAAGATGGCTATGCAGAACCCTATGTAGTTATTGTTGAAGAGAGTTCTAAAAAGGTTCTTCGGATTGCTGCTAGGTTCTCAATGGAAGATGTACAGATGGGAGAAGATGAGAATGTAGTTTCTATCACTCCAGTACAGTACTACACAAAGTATTCTTTTTTCCCTAACCCAGATGGTGGTTTCTATGATATCGGATTTGGTAGGCTTCTTGGCCCAATTAACTCCAGTGTTGACACAATTATCAACCAGCTTACTGATGCTGGGACAATTTCCAATCTACAGTCAGGCTTTATTGGAAAGGGTCTACGAATCAAGATGGGGGATACCAAGTTCACTCCTGGAGAATGGAAAGCTGTAAATGCTACAGGACAGGATATCAAGCAACAGATCTTCCCACTACCCGTGCGTGAACCAAGTGCAGTACTCTTTAAACTACTAGAACTATTGAGCCAGAGTGCTCAACAATTAGCAAGCGTAGCAGAGATCTTTGTAGGTAAAATGCCGGGGCAGAATACCCCAGCTACTACCACGATGGCCTCTATTGAACAGGGAATGAAGCTCTTTACTGCGGTGTACAAACGTGTGTACCGTAGTCTTGCAAAGGAGTTTCAGAAGCTTTACAAACTGAATAGAACTTATCTAGATCCACAAGTTGAGTTGGACATCCTTGATGAACCAATTGAACAGAGTGACTATCTAGGTAATGAAAAGGAGGTGATCCCGGCTGCTAATCCTAGTGCTGCTTCTCAGCAAGAGAGACTACAGAAAGCACAACAATTAATGCAAGTAATGGGATTAGGTACTCTTAATCCTATGGTGGTAACTCAGAGACTCTTGGAGGCTCTGGAAGAACCAGCTCCTGAGCAACTTATGATGCAGCCACAACCACAGCCAGATCCTAAGGCTGAAGCTCTCAAGATGAAAGCCCAGCTAGATCAACAGAAGGCTGCCTCTGATGCACAGATTGCAGAGAAGAAACTTCAAATGGAGCAAGCTGCTGAAGCTAACAAGGCCATGATTCAGAAGGCTCTAGCCCAACAGGAACTTCAGCACAAAGAGCAGTTGGCAGCCCTTGAGATGAGGGTTGCAGCAGCAAAAGCAGGGCAAGCAAGTCAAGATCATCAGATGAATATGATCCATAAAGATCAGACTCACAAGATGACATTGATGCAGAAAGCAGAGCAAGCAAAGCAACAACAAAGAGAGAAAGCTCAAAAAGCAAAACCTAATAAATAGGAGGTAGTAACCCTTGAGTATTATTACAAAAGAAGAATGGTCTGATTGGAAAATCAATCCAGTTACTAAAGCATTCTATAATGCGTGTGATCAACGTATTGAAGATGCGAAAGATATTCTAGCACAAAGTGCTGGTCTAGATACTGTATCCGATAACTTCTATCGTGGATTCATCCAAGCGTATGTAGAAATGTTTGGATTCAGAATCGAAGATATGGAGGATGAGGAATGAAAGTAAATCCAATCCTACACAGGATTCTTGTTAAACCTGATCTACTGGAAGAAAAGACTTCTTCTGGTTTGATTATCAAGTACGACAAGAGAGAAGAAGCTGCTGTAGAAAAGGGAACTGTTGTTCTAGTTGGTAAGACTGCTTACCTAGAGTTTGGCACAGATGCTGAATCTCTTGGTGTAGTACCCGGAGCTAGAATAACGTTTGCTAAGTATGCAGGTAAGACCATCATGGATGGAGATGTCCGGTATTTAATTTTAAACGACGAGGATGTCGTAGGAGTTCTAGAGAATGAGTGAAGAACAGGTTGTAGGGACACAAACAGAAGTAGTTACTGGTGAAGGTACTGAACTAGTACAAGAAACTAATACTGCTCCACAAGAACCATCTGCTGTTGAAAAGCGAGCTCTTGAAATGGGTTGGAGACCCAAGGAAGAGTTTGATGGTGAAGAAGAAGACTTTATTGATGCAACGGAATTCGTAAGACGTAAACCTCTATTTGAAAAGATTGATTCTGTAGGTAAGGAATTACGAGAGACTCGCAAAGCTCTTAAAGCCCTACAAGAACATCATGCCAAAGTTAAAGAAGCAGAGTTTAAACATGCTCTTGAACAGTTGAGGAATGAAAAGAAGCAGGCTCTTGAAGAAGGTGACGCTGATAAACTGATCGATATTGATGAACGTATTGCTGATGCAAAGGTTCGTCAAGTTCAAGAAGAGCGTCAACAAGTACAAGCTGCTCAAGCACCACATCCTAATTTTGTACAATGGGTACAGAAGAATACGTGGTACAAGGAAGATGCTGAATTACGTGCAATCTCTGATCAGATTGGTGCAGCCTACGCTGTAGCTAATCCTGATGTAGAACCAGATCAAGTCTTAAAGTATGTTGAAGGTAGGGTAAAGAAACTCTATCCAGACAAGTTTAGAAATCCAAATAAAGATCGACCATCAGCGGTTGAAGGACGAACAACAAGTACGGCGTCTAAGTCTAAAGGGGATAGTATTTCTGATTATCCTTTGACTGATGAAGAACGCAAGGTTATGATGAGTTTCGTCAGGCAGGGTGTGATGACAAAAGAGGAATATATAACTGACTTACAGCGAGTCAAAGGGGAATAATGACATGAAAGAACAGCTTACCACAAAACGCACAAATCGTCGTTCCAGCGTAAATGGGACACGTAATGTTCTTAATATCACGGGCAAAGAGCCTGGATTTGTATATCGTGTAGTGAATGATGTTGGTGATCGAATTGAACAACTTAAAGCAATCGGCTACGAAATTGTAGAAGACTCTAAGATTCAAGTTGGTGATCGCCGCGTTGCTAATCCAACTAAGGAAGGTAGTCCAGTACAGGTATCTGTAGGAGGTGGAATTCAAGGTTACGTCATGCGTATCAAGCAAGAATGGTACGATGAGGACAAAGCCAAGAAGGACGCTCATGTAGATTCCATTGAACGTGGACTAGTCCGTGAGGCTAAAGAACAATCTGATTATGGAAAGATTTCAGTTTCCAATAAGTAAGCTCTTTGGCCTTCATCTAAAGTTGGATTATAAAAATGAAATAAAATAACTTTTGATGGAGGTCATTCTTAAATGGCAAACACTTCTCGCATCAACGGCTTTAAAGTCGTTAAGCACACTAACGGTTCGCCCTATAACGGGCAGACCAATCTCTACTATGTCGCATCAGCTACTGATGAGATTCTAGCTGGAGACGTTGTAAAACTCGCTGGTTCTGCCGACGCGAACGGCAATCCTTCAGCGGACATTTGTGGAGCTACTGACGTTCCTGTAGGTATCGTGGTTGGGGTAATGCACTCCAAGTTTGATCCCTCTGGTAAGATGTCTACTGGCTCTACTGCTCTGGATCTTCCTGGCTCAGCTCAGATTGCAGCCTCAGGTGCTGGCTATATTCTTGTAGCCGACAGTCCTGATATTGTCTGTGAAGTAGAAGTTTCAAATGGTTCTTTTGCAGTAACTGACATTGGTCTAAATGCTAGCCATGCCAATGGTTCCCGTACTGCTGCTACCGTTACTTCACCTGCGTATATTGATGGTGGCACAGAGGCTACTACCTCAACTCTAAACTTCCGTCTTCTAGGTTTTTCACAGAAGGTTGGCAATGAAGTTGCCGCATCTGCGAAAATGCTCGTTGGTTTCAACGTACATCAGTTTGGTTCCGTTGGAACTACTGGCATCTAATAGAAAAGGAGAGTAGAAAATGGGTGTTATTACTTCTGGTAGTTTCGCAAAGGCTCTATGGCCTGGTGTAAATGCTTGGTATGGTAAGTCATATAATGACTACGCTACTGAGTGGGATAAACTCTTTGATAAGAATACTTCTAGTAAAGCTTATGAAGAGGATGTTGGTCTTAGCTCACTAGGACTAGCTGCTGTTAAAGCTGAAGGTGCTCCTATCTCTTATGATAGCGAACGTCAAGGCTTCACTACTCGCTACAACCATGTAGTGTATGCTCTTGGTTTCGTTATCACTCGTGAAGCTTACGAAGATGATCAGTATGACGTTGTTGGTAAGAAGAAGGCTAATGCCCTTGCCCGTTCCATGCGTCAGACTAAAGAGATTGTAGCTGCCAACGTTTATAACCGTGCTACTACTTCTGGTTATACTGGTGGTGATGGTATTGTTCTATTGTCTGCTTCTCACGTTAACGTGGCTGGTGGTACATATAGCAACATTCAGTCTGCTGACTTGAGTGAAGCTGCTCTAGAGCAAGCTTTCATTGATATCGAAGGTTTCACTGATGATCGTGGTCTGATCATTGCTGCCAAACCAAAGTCCCTGATCATCCCTCGCCAGCTACGCTTTGAGGCTCATCGTATCCTCAAGAGTGATGGTCGTGTAGGTACTGATAACAATGATAGCAACGCTCTGAAGGATTCTGGTCTCTTCACCAATATCGTTGTTAACCACTATCTAACGGACGTTGATGCTTGGTTTATTCGTACTGATGTACCAGAGGGTATGAAGTACTTTGAGCGTCGTGGTGATGCCTTCGAGATGGATAATGACTTCGATACCGAGAACGCTAAGTTCAAGGCTACTGGTCGTTACTCCTTTGGTTGGTCAGATCCTCGTGGTCTATATGGCTCAATGGGCGTCTAATTAATCAACAGGATTGGCGGCTGGCCTGAAACCTCCGTCAATCCTCTTTAACTATAGGAGATTAATATGGCCGCTTCTGCCCAAGTAAGTCTCAGTTATCCTAAACCAAGGGATAGCTTAGAGAAAGTAATTAAGATTGTACGAACCGATACTACTGCATTCGTTGGAGCATGGCTTCCAAAAGATGCTGTGATTACTGGTCTGTACGTAATTGGTGCTGCTGCTTCAGATGCTGCTTCTACCGCTACTATTGGCATTGGTTCTACTTCCAGTGCTAACGAGTATCTAGCTGCTTTTGATGTGAAGACAGCCGCAACTGGTGAGGGTTACAGTCCTGCCGGTGCTGCTGCTGTTGGTTCAGCTATGATGTCTAAACTTACTGCTGATGTTGCTGTATATGCTAAGTACGCCGAAACCGGGACTGCTTCTACTACTGGTGGCCCTTGGTATGTAAAGATTGAGTACTCAGTTGTTGGTAGTGGTGAAGATATTCAAATGTAACAAAAGGTAGTACCGGAGGGGGTTTGGACACCCCCTTCGTTTTAACCTCTGTCCACCCTTAAGAGGAGAATTACTATGGGACGTACTGGTGCTTTTCGTCATGCAAATAATACAGTTGCAGCTCACGGTGCTGTTGTTGTAACTGCTTCTGATACTACTGATATTCCTGTCACTCGTGCTCTCTATATTGGAGGTACTGGTGACATTTCTATTGTAATGCCAGATCACAATCTTGATCTAGGTGCTTCTGCTGCCTCAGCTCAAGCTGTCGATGTTATCTTTTATAATGTATCAGCAGGAACTGTTCTACCTGTACAGGCAGTTCGTGTACTCTCTACGGGTACTACAGCAACTAATATTGTAGCACTATACTAAGATGGGAATGTCTTTGGCGCTATCTAGTATAAGACTAGATCCGCTTTATAATAACATTGCTAACTTGTTCGGAGGAGCTAAGTTTGTAGCTCCTTTGACTCATAGTGTCATTCCTACTAGCGCCGCCTCGGGCACCACAGGCACCTTCACCCGAGCCACCACATCCACATGGCAGAACAACGACGGCTACCTAGTCACAGGTGTAGCGGGAGAGATTGGGTTTCCGGGTGCGCGGAGGGTTGACAACCTGATTCGGCTTGGTGCAGCGCAATCCTCAACGCTTGCTGTTGCGGCCAATGTCACAATGACGCTACCTGCCGGTGCGTATCAGTTCAGTATGGGAGCAGGAACTGGCCGAGCAACATTCTCCGGTACAGGTGGGGCAACGGGAACGCTTGATGCTGCAACAACTGGCCGCGTTCATGTGGCAAAGACGATCACGGCGGGAACGCTTATTGTTACTGCGTCCATAGCAACGCTGGTTGATATTCAAGTTGTGTCGATGGTCGCTGAAACCGATCAGACGACTATTCGGGAGTATGTCTCTGTCGGAGCGCTGGATTACCGCAACGATCGTGATCCGCTGTATCTGAGCCTGCCGGGGACGGCGGGGCATTATGCGAGTACGCCGGATGCAGTGGCAAATAGATTTACTGGGGATCAATCCATAGTTCAACGAGTGCGTTTGCCTGATTACACACCTGCGTCGAATCAAATGTTGGTGAGCGGATACGTTGGTGCATCTGGGGTGGCTAGAAAATTCTATTTGATCCTCCTAACCACGGGAGTTCTCCGGTTTTCGTGGGAAAGCACCACGCCAGTGGATGTTAATTCTGATTCAACCATAGCCCTGTCTACAGTTGTTCCTGACGGAACTGAAGTTGTTATTGGAGTGTCGTTTGACGTTGATAACGGCGCTACGCAAAATGAAGTCAAATTCTGGTATTCACTAAACAATGAATCGACTTGGACACAACTCGGGGCAACAGTAACGACTGCTGGAGTGGCTGTAAGAAATACAGGAACCGCCGCAATTCAAATTGGGGCATTTGATGGTACGTCAAGTAACGCAATCGGTAGCTTTCTGTCACTCAGACTTTACAACGGGATTCCACCAATCTTCGGTGGTTCTGGTTCTGCAACTCCTGTAGTCGACTTTAACCCCCACCGCGATGCCGTAACTCCCACTGGCACCATCACTTCCTCCACCACGGGTGAAGTCTGGACGCTGAACGGCGCTTCCTCTGTCGTGCGCAGCGCGTGTTACCACGGCAGCATGGTAGATGGCGTCAAGTGTTTCGGAACAGGTCTGGCAGGTGTTCCGCTCGCCACGATGGAGCGGTACAAGCCGGAAGCTGCGGCGACGAATCTAAATACATACAGCAACGATGCATCTGGATGGGGCGCGTCGGGAGTTAGCACAACTCGCGCTCAAGTGACTGGCCCTGATGGTGCAAGCAACAGCGCGATACGATTGACTGAGACAGCAACAACCGACTTCCACTACGACTCTTGGCCCACGATTGCGAAGGCTGCGTCAGCGATTCAATACACGTTCTCGTTCCTCGCTAAGAAGGGAACCCGTGATTATGTGGGCGCGTTGATTGGGGACGCCGCTGGAAATTTCTCGCAAGCCACGTTTAACCTAAACACAGGCGTCATTTCCGCCGCTGCCGCAAATACCGGCACATTCACTTCTTCTAGTGCTGGAATCCTGCCTTTCGGAAACGGATGGTATTTGGTGTGGATCACCGCCACAACCAATACCGGTGTCAATGTGCGCGGTTATCCAACCATGTCCAACGATGGGACTAATCTGCACACCTACCTTGGCGACATTACCAAGTACGTCGATGTGACTGGAGGGCAGGTAGAGACAGGCTCCGTCCCAACTTCGCGCATCCGCACCACGACCGTCGCCGTGCAGCGCAATGCTGACGTCCTGACCTACACAGGCGGCGACATCCCCAATCTCAAGACGCTGTTGTGTGACTTCGAGCGGGCGAGTGGGGTGAGTTCGCAAGGGGCACAAGTCACGCTATTCAGTTCTGCCACAAACTATGCAACAACCTATCTTGACAACGCTTCAACACTGTATTTCCAAGGAGCTGTAACAAGCCTCCAATGGCAGCAAACAGCCTCAAATGCTTATACGCCGGGAACAAGAAGCAAAGTCGTGTGGTCGATGGCGGCGAATGACATAAAAATGGCGAAAGACGGAGTCGCGCAGACTCCAGACGCATCCGCATCCATGCCAACGGTAGCCAGTTTGCAAGTCGGATATTCCAACACAGGACTTTATCTAAACGGCAACATCGGCGGCATCTACGGCTGGACGCGCAATCTCTCACAGTCTGAATCGAACGCGGTGAGCACGCTATGACCTTCCACATCATCATCCAGCAAGAGCGGCGCACCATCACGGCAACGGAGTTTGGCGAGGATCGTAGCAGACTTGCGCAAGCGATCAGCCAGAGCCTACCTACTGGCAATATCATCAACGACACGCCCGAGTACATTGCGGGGCCAGTGCAACTCCACACGCACAGCCACGCAGGACTACCTGCGAATCTTGACGATCAGCAGTATGTCGCCGTGTTTGAGTGGGATGGGCAATCACCCTACGTTATCTGCCATAAGGGAGACTACAGCGCGAGGACGATGGGCTTCGCCGGCTGGCCCGACATTACGGAAGAGCAGTACATTAAAAAGTTGGAGGAAGTATAATGGAAACAGTAGCAGTAACTATACTGCCTTATCTTAGTACTGTAATAGGCTTCTTAATTGTGTGGGTTCTTAACGGAATCAGGTCTGAGATTCGTGAAGTAAAAACCACAGTTAACAATCTTAGAGATGAACTAGTAAAGTTGGATCATAGGGTAATTCGTATTGAAACTGGTTGTACATACATGCACGGACAAAGGGAACAGCAGTAATGTCTAGAGGATGGAATTACGTTTCTGGTGACTGGAATGTTATCTGTGATGTCTGTGCTGTTAAAACAAAGGCATCGAAGACAAAGAAACGTTGGGATGGTTTTCAAGTATGTTCAGAATGTTTTGAGACAAGACATCCCCAAGATTTTATTAGAGCAAGGAATGATAAAATAAGTGTTCCATTTACCAGACCACAACCTGAAGATACATTCACTAACACTTCTTATGTCACCATTTATGTTGATGATGGTTATTTAGAAGTAGTTGGTTCAGGGATAACAAGACAAACTTATATGGAAGAACTACAATGAGTACTATAGTTACTAGAGCAGGTAAAGGTTCAAGTCTTACTTGGACTGAAATGGATGCTAACTTAAATAATCTTAATACTGATAAACTAGAAGCGTCTGATATAGGTAGTACTATACAAGCACACTCTGCTAATCTTGATGAGTATGCTGCGGTTAATCCAACAGCAGCCGGTCTAGCCCTTCTAGATGATGCTACTGTTTCTGATCAAAGAGTAACTCTTGGCCTTGAAATAGGAGTAAATGTTCAAGCATATGATGCAGATACTCTAAAGTCTGATACTACTAAGATTCTTATTGCTGGTTACTCAGCTACACCGTATAATGCCGGAACAAAGTCATCTGGTACTTTCACTCCTGATGAAGCTAACGGAAATTTTCAGTACTGTGTAAATGGAGGCGCGTTTACTTTAGCTCCTCCAACAAATAATTGCACGTTGATTCTTCAGATCACAAACAATGCAAGTGCTGGAACAATCACAACTTCAGGATTCACGAAGGTTACTGGAGCAACGCCTGGAACGACCAATGGTGATGATTTCCTCGCCTACATCACCAAGATCAACGGGTTTTCCCATCTCTCCTGGCTGGCACTGCAATGACATTCCCATTTCCTTTTTTCTCTGGGGGGAATGTTACCCCAGGAAGTCAGTCGTTCACTGCCAATGGCAACTTTACCGTTCCAGAATACAACACGCTAACCGTAACGATGTGGGGCGGTGGTGGCGGTGGTGCTGGGGCTAATAACGGTAGTGTGGCAGCAACTGCCGGAACGGGAGGCACCTCGACATTCCAGGGGATGTCTGCCGGTGGTGGCACGGGTGGCACGGGTGGGCATGCAGCAGTAGTGAATGGCACGGCTGGCACGGGCGGCACGGCTGCCGGGGGTAACACGAACACAAACGGCAACAATGGAGCCAACGGTGGCGGCGCACCATCTGTCGGCGGTGCCTCCCCTAATGGTGGCGCTGGCGGCACGGCATCGGGCAGCAACGGTGGGCCAGGAAGTGCACCAGGAGGGGGCGGCGCGGGTGGTGGTGCTGTTCTTGGTGGTGGTGGTTCTGGTGGTTCTGGTGCGTACTGCCAAAAGGTCTATGCCGCAGGAGATCTCACCGTTGGTGCTTCACTTGCTGTTGTGGTCGGGGCATTGGGCACTGCCGGTTCTGGTGACTATGTTACTGGAGGCGCAGGGGCGAGAGGGCAAGTTGATTTCTCTTGGACATAAGGTCATAACATGCCAGAAAACTACATCCTCGACGACGTCATCAACGGATCAATCACTTTTGTTAATGGTGGTGCAGGGATAAGCGGTACAACTTACGGAACACAAGCATAATGGCTACTTCAAATTCTACTAACTTCTCAACAGATAGAAACACTCTAATAGCTGGAGCTCTTAGGCTTGCTGGGGCTATCTCTCAAGGTGAGACTCCTAATGCTACTCTTATTAGTGAGTCCAGCGAGGCTCTTAACATGCTTGTTAAGGCTCTCCAAGCTGACGGTATGCCCCTTTGGGCCATCAAAGAATCTACAATACCATTAACACTGTCTACTGCTACATATCGTATTGGCCTTAGTCAGACAGTTAACATTCCTAAACCTCTTAAGATTATTCAAGCCTTCTTACGTAATACTAGTTCTGACATAGATATTCCTATGACTCAACTTACCAAGTATGATTACAATCTTCTAGGAAACAAGACAACACAAGGAACTCCTATTCAGTTCTCGTATGATCCTCAAAGAACTTACGGAGATCTTTCTGTATTCCCTACACCAGATTCTTCAGCAGTTACTAACAATGAGATTCATATTGTTTATCAAAGACCTTTTGAGGATTTTGATGCTTCTACAGATGAACCAGACTTTCCACAGGAATGGTATGATGCAATCAAGCATCTACTAGCCGATCGTCTTGCTCCAGAACATGGTCTCCCACTACAGGAAAGACAAGATCTTGCACGTAGAGCAGAAAAACTTAAACTAGAAGCCCTAGGATTTGGAACTGAAGAAGGTTCGATTCACTGGCAAGCTGATATGAGAAACTGGTAATGGCAAAGCAGCAACAAACTACCGGAACACAACTTACATCACAGCCAGAACGTATTCCTATTCTTGGTACGTTGATGTACCGGTCTGCTTCTCGTGATAAAGATCAAAGATTAATCAATTGTTTTCAAGAGAGTATCAAGAATGATGTTACTGATAGTAAAAAATCATACACTGTAAAGAGACCAGGATTACTGCAATCTACTCAAGTAAAGGTTGGTGGTGGAACTGCTAGAGGACTTATCTACTGGAATAGTAAATTCTATAGTGTTATTGACAATACTCTATATGAAGGAAGTACTTCTAAACAAGTCCTCAATACCTCAACAGGAGAGGTGGGTTTTGTAGAGTTTGACAATGCAGGGGTATCTTATCTATTCCTTTGTGATGGTACAGATGGTTGGGTAATTAACTCCATAGGAACTGTTACACAGGTTAATCAAACTCTTTCGGCTTGGGTAACAGTTACTAATTACTCTATTGGTAACAAAGTAATACCAACTACAGAGAATGGTTATTACTATGAAGTAACAACTGATGGTGGATCAAGCGGAGCTTCCGAACCGACTTGGCCCACTACTATTGGAAACACTGTTGTTGACTCAGGTATCACATGGACTTGTATGGGAGAGTACGGTGGTTTTCCAACTCCACATATACCTACTCCTAAGTTCATCGACGGATACATGCTACTTCCATTGGAAGATTCACTAGATATTTACAATAGTGACGTAGACAATATCTACGGTTGGGGTTCTAGTAACTTTGTTTCTGCTGAGATGTGGCCTGATCCAGTGGTTGGCCTTGCTAGGCAGAACAACCAGATACTTGCTTTTGGTACTTACTCTTCAGAATTTTTCTATGATGCTGCAAATGCCTCTGGTTCTCCTCTAGCTCGTAACGAGGGTACTGTGATGCAGATGGGTTGTGCTGCCCCATATGCTGTCTATGAGAACGAAAAGTTCTGTATCTTTGTTGGGCAAAGTGACAGTGGAGGTAGAGCAGTATGGATGGTAG